TTGGCGGGAAATTATTAAATTCCAGTGGAAAAAAGGATTTCTATGTCCTGAATGTGGTAGAGCAACCTTAAAATATAAGGGAGAAGATACAGTTGAATGTTCCAAGTGTGGATTCACAGGGAGAGTGTAATTATGACGGATGAAAAAGAAGTTACAGAAAAGATAGAAAAGGCCGAAGATATGGTCGAAGAAGTTTTAGAAGAATTAGAAGATTTAGGATTAGTTGATGAGGCTACTGCGAATAAAATTTTAGCAAAGGTATCACAATACAAACGCTATATTCTATTAGCAGTTCCTGTTGTTATTGCTCTTGTAGCCGCTATTAGTGCGCTATGAGGGTGATAATATGGTTAGACCTATTGCATGGAGAGATGTAATTCGGCGGGGAACTAAAGAATTACAAGCAGTAGAACCAAAGATAGCAAAAGATGAGAAAATATTATTAAGTTATTTAAAGGCATTTAAGGAGGCACTTTCTGAAGTGCAATCTGAAGGCCAAGTTAAAAATACATTAGTAGTAAGTGCTTTAGGGACTAATACTAATGAAGAAAAACTACAAGAATTTATTTCTATCTTGGATAAAAAACTACAAGGTAGTGATTTAGGAAAGGGTAAAGAAAAACTACAAAATATTCTAAAAGAGTTTGAAACTAAACCAATAGCATTTACAGATTTAGTTGATTTTTATAAACGAAATGAAGCAATAGCCGAAACTGTTTTTGGTGAAGTAGAGTTTGATAAAGATAAAATTATTGAGTCTTTGGAAGGTATATTAAAAAGACCTAATATAAATGTTAGTAGTATTAAAGCAGTAAGTGAAGCATTAGGTTTATGGGAAAGCCTATCTATATATGAGTCACCTTCTAAAGATTATGACGTAGTTTCATTTACTGAGTTTAAAGATGTTATGCAGGATAGTTATACTACCCCTAAAAGATTTAAAGAATTACTTAAGAATCTTAAAAAAGCAGGGTGGTTAGAACCACCATTAACTAGGTATGAACCTAAACAAAGTCTTCAACAAAACGTAGGAGATATAGCAACTGCATCAAGAATGCCCATACACGCGTTATATGAAAGAATGAAACAGTTTAATGATAGAGTAAATATTTTCGCAAAGGGAAGAGTAAAAATGTATAAAGGTAGTAAACAAGGAGTAGGTAGAAATCCTATAATTGCTAAATATAGAGTTTATGCCGCGTGGAAAACCAGTGTAAAAAACTGGAATAAGAACTATCCTAATTTAAAAAGAAGTCCTAATGAGGCCAAAATAGAAGAAGATAAAATAGTAAATTCTTTAATATCCAAAGAACAAAACGAATTAAAACAATTTGAAGACTGGGACACTAGTAAGTTTGGTACAAGTGTAGAAACAGAAATAAATATAGAAAAAGATATAGGTTCTTTAGCGTCAAATCTATTTAGTGATAATATTAATTACGCGAGAATATTTTTAATCGCATTCCCCGAAGAACAAGAATCAGATAATAATTTTAATTATTTATTTAGTTATGATTTACCAGAAAATCTATCTGAATTAAATTTAGATATAGTGTTAGAGGTAATATTTACTATGATGGCTGACTTTAATATAAATGTTGAAAAATATGATTCGCAATTAAATGTGATAAGAGAAAGAATACTTAATGCAGATGAAAATAATATGTTTAGTTATGAAAATAATAATTTACAATATAGTACAGGAGGGATAGAAGCAGTTAACTGGGAGGATGATATTCAAGATATTACAGGGTTAATAGACAACTTTATAACTGATTTAGGTTCTGACCTACAATTACTGGGTAATAATATATGCGAAGAAATACACGCGACTATTCTACAAAATATTAATAAAAAAACTAGTCGCTCTTTTGGAATTAATAGATATAGACCATATTCAATATCTGAAGAAGCAGAAGCAGCCGGTATGGGTAAAAAAACACCTAAAGGAGAAACCAAGCAAAAAGAAAGGGATAAGGGAACAATACAAGAATACTTATCAACTTATCATATACCATTAGAATCAGGAACTAAAGAAACAGCAAATATAATAGTGAGGAAGATAGATGGATAACGACTTAATTAATTTAATTAATAGGTACTGGTCTTTTTTAGCCAGTAATAGAACTGAAAGGGCAGAAACCCAATTAATCAGAATAGCGAAACACGGAGGCGCTGATGATGATATTACGGCAGAAAATGAAGCACCCTATATCGAAGCGGCCTTAGCAGATTTAAAAGAGCAAAGAGAAATATTTATTGATTATTTTACAAGTCGTATTACAATAAAAAGAGGTGATGTAATAACAACGCTTGACGAATCACATATACCCAAATCTTATTCATATAATGCATTATCTAGTAGGTACGATAATATAGATACAGCAGATTTTGATTTACCTTCTAGACAAATAGATAGACTTAAGGCTAGAGCAGAACGAGCATTTACAGCAACAGTAAGTCCAGAAACACTTAGCACTCAATATCAAGTATTTACAGATGAAGAGGAACGCGTATTTAATGAAATTATTAATTCGGTGGGAATAGATGTATTAGATATTGATGTGGATTTTACAGAATTAGTTCAAAAAGTTACAACAAAACGAGCCACCTCTTTAGCAAATAGGAGAGCAACCTATACCTATTGGGGTAAAGTAAATCAAATATACGAAGCATTTATTGATGGATTAAATGATAATCCTCAATTATTATATAAATTACACGAATCAGGTGTTAGAAATGTACCTAATTATATTATACAAAGTCCACCTGTATCTTTTAAACAGGCAGTTAATCCCAAACACATTATAATTAAACAACTTTTAACGGCAAGAATATTAGGAACTAAACTAAGTTCTAAATTAGAGTCTTTAGAATTAGGTACTCAATATTCTAAAATAGACCCCGATACTAATAGACCAGTAGTAGAAGGTACTCTTGATAGCGCATACGATAAGGTAACTGAAATAGATGAGTTACTAGAAGATATATCTAGGGGTGATATATCTAATAACCCAGATGCATTTGAACCTAGTGAACCAATTGACCCATTATTAGCAATTATATTACAACATGAGGAATTACCTGTTGTTCTTAAGAGAGAAGAAATACAGAAACATGTAGAATCAATAGTAGCAGATTTAGAAATTCAGGCTGGAGAATATCTAGAACATTTAGCAGAAGAGTTAGAAGGCTTAAAAGAAGATTTAGGTCATAATTTAGAATTGTATGCTCCAGTAGATATGGATAGATATTATTTTGCTATAATGGATGGCGAAGGAATAAACGTTAATAAGTTTAAATTACATGCTGAAGGTAATTCGTTTATAGTGGGTATGGGAGAAATACAAGTTATAAGTCAAGAAGCAGAAGAAGCACAAATTTCTCTAGCCAATCAACAATTTATAGATTATCAAGAAGCGGTAGATTTTATAAATGAAAATACAACTAAATTAATGAAGGCATTAGCAAATACTATTTACCAAATTCCTGCTTGGGGAAGAACCTTTTCTGAACCTAGTAAAAGAACTGCTAAACCACATGAAACTGTTACTGATGAGGAAGAAAGAGGAATTTCTTATGAATTACCTCCTTTAGCAAGACCACCAAGTACCAGTCGTTCCAAATATGGAGGAACTCTTGCTCCAACCTATTCACCAACACAAGAATATGAAGTGCCTGATAACTTAAACACTATAACTACATTACTAAATAAGTATTATTATAGGGCTTTGGTAGGTCAGAATATAATATATGATGATTTACCAAACTTTGTTAAAAAACCAGCCTACGCAGGTTTACAACGAAATATATCTAAAGACCCAGTAAATAAACTTATTAGGGAAATATATTCTGGAACTCATAGACCTACTTTTAATGATGAAAGTTTTAAAGCAATTTCAAACTTTGTAGATATATTAAATAGAGGAATTTCTAAATGGAGTCCGGATATTAGTAATAATTTTAGTGAATTTACAGAATCTATTATTAGGTTATTTACTGTTTTACCTGATAATGAATTACGCCAATTGAATAAGAATTTAAATATTTATTTAGGCGCAATATTATTTGATATTTGGAATAGAACGAGGGGTGAAGAAGAAAATGAACCTAGTTATCAGGGTAGGTCGTTAAGTAAGTGGGCTAATGATTATGCTGTTGAAGGTAGTGGCGAAATTAGTTTAATAAATATTGCTAGACTATTTCAAGATGAACGCTTTAAACAATATATAATTAGCGAAGAATCTACTGATTTTACTGAAAGTGAACATAAGACGTTTATAAATAAAATCTATGGTCGTTCAGGTATTGTTGCTAATTTACTTAGAGCATCTAAGAAATATAAATTAACATCCTACAATAGAGCAGTATTAGATTCTTTAGATATTATACGCAAACAAAATAATTTACCTGTATACAAAGGTCAATTAGATGTAGATTCCTATGACGATATGGTCTATACTATTAGTAAAATAAAAACATATCATGGGGTAGATGTTTTTGCTTCAGATGTAAATATGATTGTTAAAAGCGACACTACAATAAAACAATTAGTTAGTACGATGGGATTACCCGACGAAATTATTTATCACATAAGGGGACTATTTAGATGAAATATAAAATAGATACAGATAAAATTTATAGTGAGTCAGAATTAATAAGTCTTTGGGAAAAACAAGGAAAGGTAAGAACACCTAGAGTTGAAAGTAAATGGTTATCACCGCTTGCTGCAAAAACTCTTACTGGTGCAATTATAGCACAAGATGAAAAGGGAAATGTATTAGCCCACACTGGTTGGATTGACTTAGAAGATAATTTAGTATTAACTGGGGGAGTATTTGTTCCTGTAAGTAATGAAAGAAAGGGATTAGGTACTGCCTTATTACACGCTAGAGATAAATTATTTGAAGATAAAGGAGTATTAAGTGTTACCACTAACCCTTCACCTTTTTGGATAGCAAAGGTTAGTAAATTATATCCTCTTGTTAAAAAACTAACAAGTATTCCTGAAAAATATAGAGAGCAGGTAAAAGATGCATTAAAGCACTATAAAGGAATTAAAAGAAAAGATGGAACAATAGTTAACGCTAAAGTTTTTTACAGACCACCTAAAAATAAACCTATGAAGAAGGCATGGAGTATCATCAAGAAGGAGTGATGATATGACTAATCTATTACACGAAATGGACTTAAAGATGTCCGATGGTAATTTTGAATATTTTTTTACTAAGGTATTAGGATATGAAATGGCCCCATTCCATAAAGAATGGTTAGAAGAAGTAAAGACTGGTAATCGCACAGTTATTATTTGTAGTCGTGACCACGGAAAATCTGTTTTCTTTCATTCTTGGTGTGTATATCAATTAATATTTCAAGAGCCTCCGTATCAAATGCTTTACATTTCTTCTAACCATAAACAGACTATGGTACATATGAAAGATATTGATAGAATGTTTACTAATAATGAAGTAATAAAAAAATTTAAACCTAAAGCGGGATGGGCCGTAGGTGCTATGCGCTTAACAAACGGAAATGAAATACTTGAGCGTTCCGTTGGTTCACAGATTCGTGGACTTCACCCTCAAGAAATTATTATTGACGACCCACTAAAAGAGTTTTCAATGAATGCTATTCAACGCGTAACTGATTGGTTTTGGGGTGATATGATACCTACTCTTCACCATACAGCCGCCCTTAGAATGGTTGGTACGCCATTTACTTATACAGATATATTTTCACAACTATCAGAAAATCCTGCATATGATGTTAAAAGATACCCTGCTATTAATCAAGCAGGAGAAGCATTATGGCCGGGTCGGTGGGATAAAGATAAATTAGAACAAAGAAAAATGGAAATTGGTTCTAGTAAATTTACAAGAGAATATTTATGTATTCCTATTAGTACTAATACAATGTTATTCGACCCTGAACATGTAGAGGCTTGTAAAGATAGAGATGCAGTTTTAACTTCTATGCGTACATCAGATGACCTAACTTATTTTATTGGTTATGACCCAGCAATATCGGCAAATGGTGATTGGACTGTTATGACCGTATTAGAAGTTGATGAGGATATGAATAAAAAAATAGTACAGATATTTAGAGCGCAGGGATTAGATTTTAGAGAACATATTATGCATATCATGGACTTGTGTAGAAGGTATCAACCAGAAACAGTTATGATTGAAACAAATACTTTCGCTAAAGCCTTCGCTATGGAACTTAAAAATATAAGTGATTTTCCGGTAAGAGAATTTACTATGAGTCGCAAAAAGAAACAAGAAATTATTCTTAATCTACAAATGAATATAGATAATCATAAAATAATATTCCCTTATGGTAACGAGGAATCTATATCAGTTTGTAGGCAATTAATACAGGAACTAGAAGCCTTTGGAATTAATCATAATGGAAAGATAGAAGGAGTAGGTGCTCATGATGATATGGTTATATCTTTAGCATTGGCTAATTACGCTACTAAAAGATATTCAGATTCATTTACATTAATAGATGATGAGGGAATCTTTAATAATGGCCCTCCTTCTGTACCATTTATAGGAGGTGGAATATATGGTGTTAATTAAGGTCGACACAGAAGAAGTTAGAGAAAAACTTGAAGAGATAGAATCTATTCGAGAAGAAACTGAAACTGAATTAGAACCAGTAGTTAATGAATTACGTCAGTCGTTAAATAAATCAGAAGTAGATACTTGGTTAGATATGCAATCTAATAATGAATTAGAAATTATTAAATCAATTTCTACATTATGTAAAATAAATTTAACCGAGGCTATGGAATTAATACCTACATATCCTAGTTCCCCAATTGTAGGAGAACAGCAATTACCCGACTTAGTAAAAGAAATGAGAAACATACGTAGGGGTCTTAAAGGAAACCACCGTGAAAGTATTGCTAAGGGGATTGACCATCTTATTACTGCTTATCAAGAATATATTAATAAATGTATAAAATCTATATATTGGTTAAGACCATATAGAAGTCCTTTATTAGATATTAATTTATCCGAATCAAAAATTAAAAAGTTATACTCTATTAAAGATGGAGAACGTAGAGAAATTATAATTGATAATTTATGTAAGATGTGGAATGCTAAACTAGATAGAAGAAATTTAGATTATGGTTCTGAATATTCTAAATTATCTAAAGAAATTTCAGAAGGTAAAAAGGAAATATCTGGTATTTTAAGAGGCATAACACCACAAGAAATTAGAAAAAGTAGAAAGGAATTAATACAAGAAGAGGTATTAGATTTAATTTGTAATAATCCCGGTATTACTTCATCTACAATATTTGAAAGATTAGACTCAAAATATTCAAGATATACTACGCCTGCTATTATTGCTAAAATGGCTAAAGGTATCGGTGCAACAAAAATCGACGACGAATATTATTTAATTAAATCTCTTATTAAAAAGGATTTATATTCTTATGTAGCGGGCTTTATAGATTCAGATGGGTATATAACTATGGATAGTAAATTCTCACCGAGAGTAGGTATGGTTGCTACCGGTAATAGAGGTAAGGCATTCTTCACAGAATTAGAGAGTGAACTTAAATGTGGTCGTTTACATTTAGACCAAAAGGCCGGTGAAAATAATAGAAGCCAACACAGATTAAATTTTTATAGTGCTAATGATATAGGTGTTATACTAGAAAAGTGCATACCTCATCTTAGAATGAAAAAATCTCAAGGTAAATTAGTTAGAGAAGCCCTAAGAATAAAAAAGAATCATAAAAAACAACCTTGGGCAAAGGAAAGACTTAATGAGATATTTCAATTAATTAAATATGAAAATTGGAAGGATGCTAGGAATAGTTATGAATTAGATAAGTATGGAGTAAATCCCGAAACAGTAGTTAAGTATTTTGATAATTGTAAAAATAACGTAATGGATGAATTAGAATCTATAATAAAGGAGGAATAATATGGGTATTAGAGATAGTATTAGTAATTTTATAAGAAGAAGAACACCTACACCTGCTGATAAAGAAGTGTTCAATTTAGGTATTCAAGAAAGAAAACACCCACAACATTTAGTCGGGCCTATGTTGTATAGTGTCGCAGACCAATCAGTAGTGGTTAGAACCTGTATAACACAGTTAAAAACAGAAATTTTCCGTAGAGGCTATATGTGGGAAAAGGCATTTTATAAGAAATGTGTTAGTTGCGGAGAGGAATTTCAAAAAGATGTAGATGTTTGTAGTTGTGGTTCTAGTACGTTTAGGTCACCCGACCCAAATCAAAAGAAATATGCTGAAAAAATGATTAATGGTTATGTAAATAAATCTGACCAATTATTTATTGATATATTAAAAGAAATTGAAACAGATTTAAATATTGCTGATGACGCATACCTTATTTTTGTAAAGGAATACTTTGTAGATGATTTAGGTAATATTCAACTTCATAAGGTTAAGGAGTTATTTAGAGGTGACCCACTTACTATGTTTATTGATGTTGATGATGACGGTGACCGAGGTACTTCTCATTATACTTGTATAACACATAGAGAAATATATACAGATGACCCACATGAAACTTGTAGTGAATGTGGTGCTACTTTACACCCTGTTGTTTATGTTAATAGAGTACACGGTAAAGACCAATATTATATTGAAGGAGAAGTTGTACATATTAGTAAGTTTAACCCTAGTAGGTTATATGGAAAACCTCCTATTCTTACTCTATGGAATCATATTACTACTCTTATCGCTATGGAAACATATATTAACACTTCATATTCAAAGGCTAGAACACCTAAAGGTATCTTAGCAGTTCAAACAAATAACATGGATTCTTTAATTAGATACTGGAGAGGGGTTAAAGAGAAGTTAGAAAAAGACCCACATTATATTCCTATTATGGGTATTGAAACCGAAGCCGGTGGAAGGGGAGATGTTAAGTGGGTTCCATTTATGCAAAGCCTAAAGGAAATGGATTATTCAGCAGTTAAGGATGACCTTAGACAAAGAATAGGTGCGTTTTATGGAGTATCTAATATTTTCCAAGCAGATTCTTCTGCCGGTAGTGGATTAAATAATGAAGGTTTACAAATTACAGTTACCAATCGTACAGTTGAACTAGCACAAAATGTTTATAATAAATATTTATTTCCTTTCCTAGAAAAGCAATTCGGTGTTACAGATTGGAATATTAGATTATTACGTTCAGAAGAAGAAGATGAAACTCATGCTTTGAGGCGACGAGAAGTAGAAGTAGCATTAGCAGGACAAATGAAAAACTTAGGATTTGAAGTTGATATGGATGAAGATGGAAATTTCATATATAAAAAGGTAGTTAAGCCCGAAGAACAAGTTGGGGGAGCAAAACCCGAAGGTGAAGAAGGATTAATAGAAGCAGACCCTTATGCCGGAACAGATGTTGATGCTAGTAGAGTAGGTCAAATGCAAGCACAATTACTTAGTGGTGCTATGAATCAACCAGTACAAACACAAGGTAGAGGTAATACAAGTAGTAAGGCTTTACAATTAGCAAATAGAAATACGGGTTCTCCCGCAGGAACAGCAAATGAAAATGTAGATAGGAGGACTGAAACACGATGAATTGGAACTTTTGGAAATATTTAATCACTATTGATTATAATGATATGGATGATGATTCAATTATGACTTTATATCTTAATTTAAAGAGAAATGCCGTAGAGAGTGAAGATATAAAAATGTTAAATGAGTTTAGGGAAGAATTAGAACAAAGAGGATTAAGTAATAACGAGGTGTAAACATGAGCGATATGATACAAAGAAAATTAAATGCTATGAAACAAGAATTAAGCAAAATTGAAAATAAGATAAGTAAACCGGAACCTGTGCAGAAAACTACTACTAATTTAGTTCCTGCTGGAGTTCCTGAAATAACAGAACCAAAAAAAGAAGCGGACCCATCTGTTCCCGGTTTTATTACTGGTGGTCCTAGAATGGACAAAAAGATGAAAGAAGTTTAAGGTGATTAAATGGACTGGGAAGATATTATCAAACGGTTTAAAAGAAAATACCCATTGGTACACACCCCACTAAGTCCAGAAGAAAGACAAAAACTTGAACGAGAACTTGAACAAAGACGAAAAGAGAAACTTGAACAAAAACGAAGAACAAATTTTAGGTTACTATCTCGAAAAATATTAAATGATGTAGACGAATTAACTAAAGTAAATCCGGCTTTCCGAGATAAGGTAAATGAATTTAAAAATGAATTTGAAAATATAGTTAGACAGACATTCCCTAGATATGATACCGCTAAACACACATTGGTCGGAGGTGGGGGTACTATCAGATTATTTTCCATAGACACTCTATCTAAAGATATTAATAATTTGTTAAAAGTATTTAGTATAACAAATGAAGAAAATAGATTAGAGTTAGTACTAGAAGTATTAAAGAACCAAATAAATAAAGTATATACAGAAAAGGGAGAAGAAGAACCTTACGATATACAACTTTCAGAACAATTAGAAGAACTACGTATTCACCAGTTAGATAATATGTCTCAACCTCAATATGAAAAGTTACTAATTAACATAGGGAGAGCAGAAAGTCAACTGTATCGAACATTAAAAACTATTTGGCCCGATGAGAAAAAACCCACAGAAGAAACAGAAGAAACTGAAACAACTCAAACACTTGAAACTGTTCCTAGAAGAGAAAGAATTGTAGAGGCTAAAAGAACTACAATTGATTGGGAAGGAATAGGTGAAGAGTTAAGAGATAAATTTAGAGATATAGTTAGAATAAATGAATTTCAAAAAGTAGAAGCAACAGACGCATTAAAAGATGCTTTTGAAAGTATTCTTAGAAGTGAATTAGTAACAGAAGATGAGGAAGGGAAGACAATAAACTTAACACCGGATAGATATTCTAAGTTACATTCTTATCCAGACTATGCTAGAGTACATTATTTTATAGAACATATGGTTAGAACATATAAAAAGAATAAAAATAGTATTTATTTACAACCACAGAAAGCATTTGGTAAAACAGGACTTAATAAAGATGCTAGTTTACTTACTTTAATTATTCGTATTTATCAAAAGTATTATAGTAATACTACTATACCTAGAGTAATGTCGTTCCATACTGTTAGTCCAAGAGAACAAACTACTACTAAGATTGAAGAAGAAGATTTTTATGTTATTGACCCAAGAAGCGGTGAAAAGGTATTTGGTACAGAAGAAATACGACAATTATTTACCGAAGTAGATGACCCTTCAAAAATTAAATATGCAGGGTTCGATATTGCCGGTACACTAAGCGATGATAAAACTTTTGAAGCATTATCTCCTGAAGAAGCAAAGAGAATTTGGGGTTCTAAACCCCCTCCGGGTGGTAAAATAGTTGAAATAAAAGACATTAATAGTCTAGCACAAATGCTAAGAGAAGGTGGTATTCAAACAGATTTAGAAGATGAAGAACAAACTACTCCTAAAACACAAAGAGTATGGCTTAGAGAAAAACCGGAAAAGGCTGGTACGCATAGTGTTAGTATGGCCCCACCAATAAGACGCAAGGATGAAGATGGAAATTTCATAGAAACAGATGAAGAGTGGGAAAAGAAATTAGATGAACATAAGGAAAAAATTAAAAGAATTCGGCAAAGTCAAAGAGAACAGTTAAGTGGCGATAGTAGATTTCAAACCAAAAAATCTTTAGATTTATTATTAAGCGAATTAGGAATTGATTCAGATACGATTGTAAAAGAGGACACTAGTGAAATTCTTCAAGAATTAAATAAAAAAGATAAACGTTTACTAAAAACTTTATTACAGTTAGCAAACCCAACAGAATACTTTAATGAAGATGTTCTAAAATTAGGAGAATTAATTACCATGTTAAAATCATTAGGTGTAGTTAACAATAACAAAAAACTAAAGAAGAAGGTACTAAAGTACGAAGATGAAAATTTAAATGTAGTTAAAAGGGCGGTTAGACTTCGCCGTGAGTATGAAAAACTATATAAATCAATTAGAGAAGTCATATACCCAAAGACAGGTGACGATGATGAGTGATGAAAACGAATTACAATTACTTTTGAAAGAACTAGTGGATAGAGTTAAAAGTCTCGAATCCGCCGTTTATGATACAGATAATATACTTATGAAATCAGGGTTAGTTAGAGCAGAAACACAAAGACCTATAAATAAATCTCCTAGCACTGTACCTGATTCAGACGCAATTGCTAAAATGGATTGGTCTGAACTTGATAATTTAGTTAAAAGAGTTAGTGGTGAATAAGTATTATATATGAGAGGACATATAATTAAAAATAGGAGTTGATAATATGGATTTTAAAAATATTGGCGAAAATGAAAATTTAACTGCACATAGAGAAGGGCAAAGTGATGCTGAAAAGAAAGCCACTATCGCTCTTACTCAATTACGAGATTTAACACACTTAATTAGCAATCATTTAGGAAGTCCAGTGGACCCCGAACATGAAGCAAAAGATGTTAAAATTAATAAACCTACTTCAAAAAAGGTAGATGTTTTTGGAGTACAATTTGATGACGGACCTTTAGGTGCTAGAAGTATTCCTAGAGGTGCTGCTAAACCTAATGCCCCTCAAAAAATTTCAAAGGCTTGGCCTAGAAAAAATAATGAGGATAGAGATTTTACTGGTAATAAGTATGAAAAAAGAGGCGGAGATAGAGAACCTATGGAAGATGATGTGGGGCCATTAGGTCGGGGAGATATGGAGGATGAACCTAGTGTTACTGATTCTTTACCTGCTTTATCAGATTCTGTAAAACAAATTGGTGCTCAATTAAAAACAGTTAGTAGCCTACTCAATAAATTAATAGAACAAGAAAATACCGTTGCTGTTAGTGGAAAAAAAGGAAATACGCCACAAGATGTTGATGAACCTACTAAAGAATTCTAGGTGATTTAATGTGCGTTGGACTACTATTTTGAAAATAGATAAATCAGTAAACAATACCGATTATAGAATATTAATGCAAACTTTGTATGAAGAATTAAAAAAATGGTTTGAAGCAGAAGGCGTAAAAAAGTTTTTGATGTCTAATGCTGGACTCCAACCTAATCAATTAGAAATGCGTAGTAAATATTTAGAATTACCTAGAAACTATACAATAAAAATAGAACATGAAGAATTAGGGAAGCAGGAAACAACAGTACTCATTGATTTTAAATATGCTGATGATGCTAAAACTCTTAAGGATAGTCCAACCTCAATTATAAAACGTTTTGAATTTATTAAGGGAGATAGAGAACTTTCTAATTTTATTCGACTAGCACTGGAAGAAATTAACTTATTAGGTATAGTATATTCAAAAAATGTTATTGACGCTGATGATGGGAGTGACGTATCTACTACGTGATAATATGATGTGGTTACCTAAGTATAAACAGTGTAGATTATTATTCTTAACTGCGAAAGAAAACCCTAAAGCATACGGTGGTGAATGGGCTAATTTTATTGATGAATTACAAGAAGTAATAGACGAAGATGAAGATTTTAAATCATTTATAGAATTAAGAATACCTAGTACAAGAATGATACACGCTAAGGATGTAACTTCAACTCACGCTAAATTAGTATTAGATGTACTAAGAGATATATCTCAATCTGCTCCAATTAATAAAGAAGACGATGAATCTAAACTTAATGTATTTATTGTTCCTAATAAACCAATGTATAGAATATTTGAACTAGATGACTTAAAGGAACTAAAAGGGTTTACTGGAGAATGGATAGTACAGGAAAAATTCGACGGTCTTAGAGTTCAAATCCATAAGTTAGATACTGTTAAAATTTATTCATTTAGTGGTAGGGATATTACTAATAAATTTCCAGAACAAGTTAAAATGTTAAAACAAGATAAGTTTCCCAAATGTATATTAGATGCAGAAGCAGTACTATACAAAAATGGAGAGCCTCTACATAGAGCAGATACAATAGGATATATAAATAAAAAAGATGCAGAAGGAGAAATTAAAATGCACGTATTTGATATACTTAGACATCAAGGAGAAAATATTTATTCTTCTAAACTTGAAGAAAGAATAATGACTCTATTTAAAGAATACTCTAGTTTAAGTAATGATAATATTCAATTCCCTTCTAAGCGCGATACGCGGTCTACTGATTCATATGATGAAATAGAAACTTATGCTAAAGAAATAATGCAAAACCCAACATCTGAAGGTGTAGTTATTAAAGATGCTAAGTCTTCTTATATTATCGGTAAGAAAAAGAATCCTAAGTGGGTAAAATGGAAAAAATTTATTGATTTAGATTTAATAATTTTAGATTCAAGAGAAAATAAAAATGGAACGTATAGTTATACATTAGGTGCCGGACCTATGGATGATGAAGATGAATATGTTCCTGAAGTTAAATATAATGATAAACGATATTTGAATGTAGGTAAAGCCCTTAATACAAAAAATAAAATAGATATAGGTAAAATTATTAGGGTTAAAGTAGATGAAGTACAAGCAAGTAAAAAAGGATTTTCTATATACAGTGCTAAGTTCGTAGAGATTCCTGAAGTAAACGAAGCAGAAAGAATAATTACTTTAAAATTTCTATCAGAAAATAATAAAAAACGACTAAGTGAGTATACTGTTGAAGCACTAACTAAATCATATATTATTACTGATAACTTACACGGAACAGCAATTATTAAAGGAGGTATATCAATGGAGGGATATGTATTTCATGGTTTTGATAATAACAACCTTATGGCTAAAAATGCTTTAATAGATTTAGATATATGGAAAGACGAATTAGGTAAAAAGTTCATAAAAGACCGTTCAGTATTTTTAACATTAGTTCATAACTTAGTACAAGAACATAGTGTTACTATTGACGATATTATAAGAGAAACTAATAATACTCACAAAGGACTACTTGAAAGAATTTTTGGAGTCAGTGGAGAAAAATTGAAAGAAAAGGTTGTTAATCATATTAGACAAGAACATGGTTATGGTATAAAGTATAATAAAAATACTAGAAGATTTTATAGTGACGATAAAATAGAATTAAAACAAGTAAAACCGACTTTTGAATTATGGCGTAGGAATGATGATGACTTAAATTTTATAGTAAAAAATAGCGATGATGAATATATTTGGAGAATTAAACAAAATGATAATAAAGACCTATATAATTTATTTAGTAAAGCAGATAAATATTTATCTGAAATAGATAACGACGCAGATAAAGAAAAACTAATATCTAAAGGTGGTCTAATAATGGGTAGTCAAAGACACGGTTATCATGAATATATAATTGACTCCGATATGTATGCTGGTAAAATTCACTTTAGGGTAGTTCCGATAAAAGGTGATAGTAATTGGATTGTTTGGACCGGCTATAAAACAAAACCAACCGATAAATCAAGTGACGGGAAATTACCCAATATCTATAACGATAAGTATAAAAAACTAAAATATTCACAATAACTTAATATAGTATAATTGAATACTTAAAAAAGATGGCTACACTAAGCACGAATATGCTTGGCTCTCATTATGGAGCCGGGAGTGAATTAGTTATTCTAAAATCGAATAACCGTGAACCTTTAGTTATTGCTGGATATGCGTCAGTTGATGTTGTTGATAAACAAAACGACTTAATTACCTTAGATGCTTTAAGGGAGGCTTCTGATGCCTTCATGAAAGGTGATTATAAGAATGTTATGATTACACATTCTAATGTACAAGTCGGAGAAGTTATAGACTCATGGACTGATTCTAAAGGTAAAGTACTAAAAACATCTGTTGATGATACAGGGTTATTTGTAGTTATTAAGTTAAGAGATGATATAGAAAAGGCGAGAGAAGTAGGGCGTGAAATTCGTAGGGGGAATTTACGCTCTTTTAGTATCGGAGGTCAAGCCCTTCACAAGTCGAATAGATACGACCCCGATATAGGAACATATAAGGAGATAGATAAGTTGGAGTTGCATGAAGTGACTATTTGTGAAGAAGGCATAAACCCCGAAGCGAAATTTGATATTGTTAAAGAACTAATAAAGGAAGATGATAAAATGTCTGAAGAAATAGCAAAAGCATTAGAAGAATTTAATGAAGTAGTATCTGCTCTAAGAGAGCAGGTCAATGTTAGGAAAAGTGAAGAAGAGGATGCTGAAATGGAAATGGAAATGATGGAAGCAGAATCGGAAGAAGAAGTGGACCTTATGATGGATAAGGCAGAAGGAGAAGAAGAAGATATGGAAATGTTAGACGACGAAGAAGCAAAGGCTGAATCCGTTGTTTATGGGCATAACGAAACAGGACAATCCCGAATTGACGGTGCTTTAATGGGTCGTTATTCCGGAGAATTTAAGGACTTTGTAGCAAGAAAGTCTGACTCAATTTCGAGTCTAGACTTAAGTGAGGAAACTCTCGCTAAGGCTTACGAACAATTTAAGTTAGAAAAAGAAGAAGCACGTGCATATGATGTTATTAAGGAACAGTTTGAAGCACGTTATAATGAAGAACTAAAGGCTGAATCAGATGCAGTTGCTAAGGCAAAGTATGATGCAGCAGTTGAGGTAGAATCCTTAAAGAAGGAATTCGCAGAATTAAGAAAGTCTCTAGAGACAAATAACGATGTTATCGCTAAACAAGTAGAATCAGTTGCGGCTGGTCCACAATTAAGCGAAGAAATGGTTATTAAAATGCAGAATGTAGGAGAGTTATCGTGGGATGAAGTAAATGAACTAGTCCGCGAATTACAGGAGTGATATAAATGAGCGTAAATACAATTAGAACAATACAGGATTTAGAAAGAGCAACCTATGGTGGTGCGGGATATGGACTATTAAAGTCCGCAGGTGTAGAATCTGGAATTCATTCAATTCACGATACTACTACTACTGCGTCTGCTAACCCTAGTGGACTTTACAATTTAATTTATGGACAAAAAGTTTGGTCAATGCTTAACCGCGAAATTAACGCATTAAGTGTTTTACCTAAGAAACCTTGGAGTTCCTCCGGTTGGCGTATCTTAAAAGAACGTGCAATTGGTGGTGCTGCTGATGTTTGGAATACTGCTGGTGGAACTGGTCACGGTTCTCTAACAGAAGCAAATATTGGTGGTGTAGCAGAAAATGCAGCATTTACAACAAGTGCTACTGATGGATTAAGTCCATTGAAGCCTGTATATGATGTAATGTATGCTAGCCCAAAAACCGTTGCACATCAGTTCGAAATTTCAGAACTTGCTGCTGCTATGGCTAAGATTGATGATGGTATTGGTGATATTATGGCTGCTTACCGTGAAGAAATTGGTGTTTCTCACGCAGAAGTTATGAATCATATGGCTCTAATGCCTTTAGAATCTCATCTTAGCGGTGGTTCATCAATTAGCGGAATTGGAAATAACTTAACATCTTTGTATAAGGTTGTTTCTTCATACGCTGAAATTGATGCTATGGATGGTGGAGTAATTCTAACTGGAACTCAAACAGGAAATGCACAATTAATTAATTTGTATGGTCATGCTAGAGCATCTTCCGGTGCTGATTGGTTAGACGCATATGTTAATTATGGTTCAAGTTATGCTTCTAGAAGGCCATTAACTCTAAACATTCTTAACACAACTTTGCGTGAGTTACAGATTAGAGGCGGTTCTCCAAAGGTTATTCTAACAGGGTATGATACAATTCAAGCCCTCGGTGAATTACTACAATCCCAAGAAAGATTCATGGGAAGAACTGAAATTCTACCTACACATAATGGTGTTCGTGGTGTAAAGGGTCGAGAAGTTGGTTTCAAGGTTGCTACTTACCATGATATTCCTATTATTCCTTGTAAGGATATGGGAAGTACTGGTTCTGGAAGCGGTCTATCGGATATTTTTATCCTAGATACTGACCATCTTTTCCTATGTACGCTAAAACCAACTGAATACTTCGAGGGAGGTATTGATTCTGGTGACCCATTCGGTGTTGGAAAACTTGGAAACCGAGGTATGTATAGAACAATTGCTGAATTAGTTTGTACTTTCTTTAAAGGACAAGGTAAGATTACAAACCTATCGTGAGTGTGATAAAAGATGACTAGCACAGTAACACTAATTAGTGACCATTTAGGTTCTGATAAACCATTTGTTATGGGTAATCAATATGTTGTAGACGCTGTTATTAACGTAACAGATTTTGACGATGCAACAACCACTACGGGAAATTTTGCTGCTTCAGCAAATACTTTTACCCGAACTAGTGGAACAGCATTACCAACAAATCTTATCGCAGGACAAAATGTTATTATTACAAATGCGGCAGATAGCGGAAATAACGCTACTGTAACATTTACGTCTTTATCCGGCGAAGTGTTAACTCTAAGTGCAGTAGATGCCGATGAAACTGGTGACGAGATTACTCTCACTATGGACCAAGAAGTTATTGCTTATGCAGACTTTGGTTTATCATCAGTTACACACGTTGAAATACTAGGACAAGAAAACCAATTATTAAATTGGTCGGTACAACTAGGAACTGACGGTAATACTCATATTGCCGACTATTTAGTTCTAAGATGTATTACTTCTTCGACTGGCGCACAAGCAACCGGTGATTGCGGAACTATTAGAGTTAGACTATACGGACAGATTTGAGGTGAATAAGATGGTACGAGTAAGATACATGAAGGGATTTTGTCGGATATATGGCCGACCTTTTTATCCTGAAAAGTGGACAGAAGTACCGGATGATTGGCTACCAAGACTAAGTAATGATAAAGATTGGGAAATTGAGACATCAGAAGAAACATCAGAAGAAACTACCGAAGTAGAAGAAACTGTTGAAGAAACTGTTGAGGAAATTGTTGAGGTGGAGGAAGAAGAATCTTCCGATGAAGCCCAACAAGAACCTTCTCTCTCTATGACTAAAAAGGAATTACAATCTTTATGTGATGATAGAGGTATCGAATATTCTAAATTAGATACTAAGTCAACACTTTTAGGTTTATTATCCGGTGAAGAAGAATAATTATTATGTCCGCTATCCGTAAATCTGCACTAAGTTTATAAGTAGGTTTACGGGTAGTGGTATTAAGTCGGTGGTAATATGGCCAGATATAGAAGTATAAGAATTACAGGAAATACAAATATCGTCAAAATTTTAAATCAATTTGGCGATGCTAATAGAGGTTCTCATAAAAACCCTAGTGTTCTAAAAGGAGTAATGATTTTAGGTACTAATCCCGGAACTAACATTTCAGCAATTGTTAGTGTTTATGATAATAATATAGGTTCAGGGTTTACTGTTCCTGCTGCTGTCGCTTTAGCGGCAACCGCAAATACAATTACACTAAGTAGTGGAACTTGGGAAGATAAAGGTTTATACATTGGTCAAAAAATTGCTACTTCGGGTGCTGATGAATCAGATAATGATATAGCGTCTATGACTATTACTAATTTAACTTCAACAGTAATTACAGTTGATGAAGATTTAACAACCGATTCTTCTGATGCTGGTTTAGTTATTGATTCAGCAGCCGGAGATAATGAAGGTTTAGTTATGAAATTTCTTTATAACTATGCATCAGATGGTAGCGCGGAAGATTTACAATTATTCTATAACGGTTTAGATATTATGTGTAGTGAAGGTTTGAGATTTGAATCAAATTCATGGACAAATTTAGAGGTTTACGCCATAGTGGGGTGAATCTTTGACTGATAAAAATAAAAAAGAAACTAGTGTATTAGCATTAAGAGGAACAGATATTGCCGACGGCGATATTTATTCTGAAGATATGGCGTTAGAGATTTTTAAAAATTACATTTTTCCTAATATATTAATGTCTCCTAGTGAAGACGGTGACTCCTCTAATTATATATCAATACCAATAAGCGGTAATGCTAAAACAAGTATTGAATCAGTTAAACGGGCCCTTGTTACTTGGTTATTTAACCATGATGGTGATGTAGATGTCGAAGGTTTTAATGAATCAGAATTTGAAAGAATTAATAAAGCAGCATATGAAAAATTATTAAATAGTACTATGAAAGATATTTTTAATATGAAAGCCTTTGATGGTGAATTACCTACTATAAAATTATTAAATTTATCAGATGCTGCTAAAAAGAATATAAAAAAATTCGTTGAATTAAATGATTATCCTCAAGACCTTGATATGGTTGAACGAGAAATGGCTCGACTTGGTGAGGTCGACGGAATAGCATTAACTATGCCGATGATAAATGATTATTTAAAAGAAAATTTAAAAGATAACCCAAGAGAATTTTTAATTCGATTAGAAACAAAGGTTAACTCTTCTCAATTGTTTGATGATAATATTACTTTAAAGGATATAAAGGAACAAACTGCCGAAAGTCAGTACTTTTTTAAACTTGCTCCTAATGAAGCAGATGACCCAATAGTACAGAAATTATTAGAAACGTTAGAAGATGTGCCGGTAGCAGAAGAAACTATAACTGAAGCCCAAGAATTATATAGAGAAAGTCCATTACAAGGTAATATATTTAAAAACTTTGTAAAGGTAGCCAGCAGTAAACAGTTACAAGATTTAATTAATAAACTAAAAAATGAGGCTGGTGAATCTTGGTTAGAAGAATTAGATAAAGCAAAGATAAGTCTTAAAGATACGGCAGGTAAGGCTACCAATTATAAGAAAACTGTTGAAACACTATTAAATTTAACCGACAAAGAAGGCATAGCATTATTTGATTCAGAAGAAGAAATTGATAAACATTATGCATTATTTATAGCATATTCTTTTGATATGTATTTTACTAAGAAGGGTACTGCTAAAACAGAATTAAAAGAGGGCGAATATAATAATTATAATTTACTTCATATTTTCCACGAAGAACCTGAATACGATAAGGTTAAAAAAAGTCTTGATGATATTGTAGAAGATTTACTAAAGGCTTCTAAAAGAACTAAAAGAGGAACCGGTGAATTCCCTGCATCTATTTATACAAAGGAAGCACAATATATACAAGAGTGGTTAAAAGATGAAGGGCGTTATATTTTAACTTTTGATAATACCTTCCCTAGTGAAGCAGATGCCGAAAAAGTAAATGAATTATTTGTGTTTATTGCTCAATATAATAGTATGCTACCTGCTACTTCAATAAGAAGAACTGCTGGTGGTGTTGAAACTGCTTCCGGAAATTTAAGAATTAGAACGGATAAATCGTTTAAAAAGGCATATTCTAAAATGGTAGAAAATATAGTAAATAAACTTAGTAGGGGTACTACAACAGTAGAGTTTAAAGAAATACCTATAAGCGAACTTGCTGGTGCTGGTGAATTATTAGTAGAAGGTACTGAACCTTTATCTAAATCTAGAATGAAGAAAATAGTTTCTAGTGCTTTAAAGAAAAAAATAGGTATTGATTCTGATACTGCGTGGCCAACAAAAAATTTAACTAGAGAACAAATTAATAAGTTATTTGGGGAAACCAAAATGACTAGTACTAATAAAGAAGAAATTTTAAGAGCAGATTTAAAGTTTGATTTAGATTTAACTAAGGACCCGATTTTACCAGTTAAAGCAAAAAGTCAAGTACAATACCTTAATCCTAGAACTACTGGGGAAATTAAGAGTCGAGAAAAAACATGGGCTTCCGGTAAAATAGATATAAAAGAAGAAGAAAGAGTCGCATTAACAATGGATGCTTTAATAAAATTTATGAAAAGAAAATTAAAGGATGGTGCTAAAAATCTATTAGAAGTACAAGATGATTTAATTAATTTTATAAATACTCCTAATCTAAGTAGATTAATAAGTGTCTTACAAATTTTAGAAGAAAATTCAGAAAGGGTACAAGGTATTACAATTAATACTACAACTGGTATAAAAAAGGCCGACGACATTATTAAAGAATATACATCTTTATTATCTAAAGATGAAGTTAGTATTAATGAAGTTAAACCAATATTAAATAATTTACAAGAATTAGTAGAAGAAATACTATCATTAGATGAGGCTAGAGATGAAGAAGATGAAGAAGATGAACCTAAAGATGAACCTAAAGATGAAGTTCAAGAAGATGAAGATTTAGAAGATGAAGATGAAGATTTAGAATCCTTTGTGGAAACTTTACAAGAAAATGAAAATTTAGATAACTTATTAACAAAACATAAAGATGTTTTATTAGAACATGTTGAAAGGGATAGAGATGGTATTGCTTCAAAAAAATCATTAGCAGAAAGAATAGATTTTCTAGCAGAAGATATAGATTTTGAAGGATTACTTAGATTAACAGGAACTAAATTTAATAACGCAATTGCCAGTATAGAACAATCCGAAGTAGCGGGTGTAACACAAGAGGTACGAACAAAAGATAAAAACGGTAATGATGTTGTTACACAAAAACCTATAACAAGGTGGGTAGTTGAAAAATTATATGACGTTAAAGAAGAACTAGAAGATTTATTTAAAAATATACCTAGAACTATTATGAGTAGCATAGAAACGCAAACAAAAATAGTAATTAACAGTCATAAAGAATTTAATAAACTTGCTAAAGTAGAATTACAAGAATTAGATACCCAGTGGTTAAATTCAATAGATATACTTGATGAAATAGTTGATTATTTAACAGAAGAAGCAGCAGTAATAAATAGAGCCAATATTGTTAATTTAGAGTTTGACGGAGAATTAAAGATGAAAGGCGCTGAAGGCACTTTTACTATTGCTGGTAAATTTGAACATACCGTAGAACTAGAAAGAGAAAGTACTGCTGGAGGTTATGATTTTTCAATACAAGAAGCATATGCTAGAAAGGGAAGTAAAAGAATTATTACGGGTAGGTCTGATGTAGTTAGACCACTAGGTTCTCATAAAGGAACAATAGTTAATCCATTTAAGCAAAAAATATATAGGCAAGTTAGTCAATCTTTAAATGATTTAGCATTCAGATTTAGGGAGACAGATGCAATATGATACACAGACCATCAGATACTTCAATAAGCCAAGCGGACTACGCTAACGGTATAGGTTATTATACAGATGTTACACGTATTTCTAATTTACTTAGTGTTCCGGAATTTGATGATTCATCATACCCAACAGAAGGACACGTTGGAGAATTAATTAGATATGCAGAAGATTATATCGATGAATATACTAAAGATTCGTGGCGACCTATTTTAGTAGAAAATGAATATCATGATTTTGATTATGATTTTTTTAGAATGCATCGAAATACATTATACAATAGATATGCAGACTATGTAGGTTTTATTAGATTACAGTCAGAAAACCTAAGAAAAATAGTTAGATTAGCAGTATGGAGGGGTAATAACTGGGAAGAATTAGCCAGTGCTACTGCTTCTGTTACTATTTCAGATTACACAAATATTACAAATATTACATTACAATTACCGAATAGCGGTACAACATTTACATTAACTGCGGGAACTACTACAAGTACATGGAATAAAAACTATGGAAATAGAACAGCCGCATATGAACTCGCTTATTTAATTAATGAGCAATTACCTGTTATGACTAGTGGATTTACTGGCTCAAGTGGTAAAAAGAGTTTGACTTCAGGTACAGATTCAATTAGTGATTTCTTTTACGCAACAGTAGAACAAGATAATAAAGTTGTTATTTCATCTAAGTTATTAGGTGATGATGGTAAAAATTGCACTATTACAGTTTCAGGTTCAGGTCTATCTAAAGAAGATTTTAGCGATACTGAATCAAGAGGAAGAGATGAAGATTGGTGGGATATTAGGGCTGACGGCACTATATTCTTTAGAACTAATTATCCATATAATCAAAAACATTCTATTAGAGTAACATATATTACTGGCGGAGCAGCAGTACCTGCAATTATTACAGAAGCGGCAACTAAACTTGTTGCTTGTGAATTAATGGCGGAAGACGATTCAACACTTTTACTTGGTGAAAATGGAGAGGCAGGACTAGATTTATCTATTAAATTCGATAAATATAAAGAAGAAATAGATAAGATATTAGGAATGAAAAAGCGACTAATTTATTTTTTGGATAGTGATTAATATGTGGTATAATATAATTAAACAAGATAATTTTAATTATCATATACCTCTTTCGGCTTATGGAGATGAAGTAGTGACCGAATTTAGTAATTTTTCTATGGGGTTTACTGATTCATTGCATCCTTTAAGAGAACTACTGAAAGACCCCGTTATTAAAAAACGTAGAAATAAATTATTTAGGAAGTTAGTTAATGCAATATTTTATAAAATTTATAGTGAGATAATTAATAGTTTAGAAATTGGTACAGAAATCAGAAAAGATGAATTTTATGAGAAAGCCTTTCTAGAAACGAGAAAATATACAATTACTTATGATAAAGTTCAATTTAGGGGTAGGAGTAAAAAACTTGGAATTCTAACAGGAAGATTTGATTTAAATACATTTGTAACTATGAAAGGTAAAAACATCAGATGGGAATCATATATTAAATATTCACCTAGAACTTCACCAATCCCAATATCGGATTTAGTACGAAGTGGTTATATTGAATCATTGAGTGCGACCGATGCGGGTCTTGGAGAAACCCATAGAAAAGAAACTGGTATAGGTGTTCAAACTTATGGAAGAAAAATGAGAACATTAGAAAGAGTGGCTTATAATTCATTTATTATAAGAAGACATATTCCTGACTCTTTATATTTAGATAAATTAAGACCATTTATGGGTAGCACAGCACCAGCACCAACAAATAGGAGTGGAACAATATGGACAGTAAAAGATTAAATATGTTAAGTAATTCACTTCCGACGATAGTTAATAATATTATAGAGGTCGAAGAAATGAGTATTGAATTATTAGGTGCTAGTATGAGTTCAGAAATTGTGGAAAAGTTAATAAGTGATACAATTATTAAAGAAATAATAGAGGCGATGAATTAATGAGTTGGGAAACAATACTTAAGGTAAGAATGGCTGTAAATTTAGCAGCATTTAAAGATGCAGTTAAACAAGTTGGGGATAGTTATGAGGCAGGTAGTGTGATTGATTTTACTAGTAGGGGCTACGATGTGGAAGAATTTTTAGATAAAGGAATGAATTTATATAATGAACTTACTATGGTCGAAGGAATTCACCCAATAACCGGAGAACCCACATATTCAAGAAGAACGAGTCACTCTAAAAAAGTATTTTCTATGAATGCTCTTTCTGGTAGGCAAAGAGTAATAACAAGTGTTTTATTGAGAAATGGTTGGGAAAAAATAGCCCCTATGTCTAAAACTATTTTAAGGAAGGTGTAATAATGAGTTGGAAGAATATAATTAAATCACGAAGAAGAATAGATTTTCCTGCTTTAAAACAATCAATTATAGAAGCAGCAGAATCTTTTCCTGTTGATACTACTATTGATTTAACTGCTATGGATATGCAAGCAAGAACATTTTTAGAAAGAGCACAAAAAATATATGCTAATTCAACTAGTTGGGGTCATGCTAGAAGAGTATTTGACCCATATGGTATTCGTGGTAGGTCGAAAGTAATTACATCAACATTACAAAATAATGGTTGGGATTTAGTACATAACAAATCAAAAATTTTAACTAAGGTGGTGTAATGGCGGTAGATGAAGTAACCGCATTAATTACAATACTTTCTGATAATTGGGCGGCAGCCTGTACTGCTTTAGATACTACAAATGGTAACGGTTCTATATTAGATATTCACGCTGTTACTCCACAAATATTAGATATTAGAAGTATGAATTCAAGTAAAAATACTGATGCTCAAGGTAGGTCGCGTGGTGGTAATAGAGTAAATATGGCTAAAATAGAAACTGGTGATAGAACTGCTGAAACTCCTGAACCTATTTATTCTAATGATTTAATTATTATATCACAAACTTCACAATCTATAACTTATCCTACTGTCGCTTGGGATAGTAGAGATGAAGAACATTCAATGGATATATGGATTAGAACAAGACAAGATGATAGAACTTTAACAAACGGTAGTAAAGTTTCACCTAATTCTGGAACCTTCGGAATAGATAGAATCCGAAGCCTTTATATTATAGTTAGATATATTATCGAGCAGAAGCGTAAAGGCTATATCAAAAATGGAGCATTGTACGAAGGAATAAATAATTTGATTTTAGGCGGAAGAACAGAAAGCAACGATAAAAGAAATAAATTATTTGGATATAAAATAAATATAACTATGAGAAGATTTAGTCAAGCGGTAAATTGTTAAAGTAAGTAGGTAAATAACATGTCGACATCAGAAGTATGGACAGGTACAGGTCTAACAATGACCATGATACCAGAATCAAAATTGTTTTTAGGATATATGCCTTTCGGCCCAACATTAGGTAGAGATGATACAACAAAAGCGAATTTAATTAAATATTCGGTTGGTTTTTCAGTTGATGGAAGTAGCCTAACTATGGCTAATATTTTAGGAGAAGGAACTCCTGCATTAAATCATTTTTCTGAAAAGTATCATTTAGTTCCCGGATTATATGCCGGTTGTACTGCCGAATTTTGGTATACTACTGATTCTTCAACTGCTGCTACTCTACAATTTACTGCTACTGTTGCAGATAACGATGTTGATGCTATTTACTTTGCTGGAAATATTGATGACTTTCCTACTCTTTGGGCCGTTCATGATGATATGGTTGGAACGGCTTCAACAAAACTTACAGTAGCACATGGTACTACAACCGGAACAGCCGGTCCTAGAGGTTATATTATGTTACAAAAACATGGAGCAGTAGTTCCTGCACCTTTAACTCTTGAACAAAGAATTACTGGACTTTCAGATACAATAGCAGCAGGTGAAGCCGCAGTAGTTTGTTCTCCTGCCGGTCAAGGTGATGTAGAAAATATAAAAGCACATGATTTAATGTACAGTGCTGAAGGTGAATTGTTAGGAAGAGTTTGGGGTATTAATGCTAGTGGAACTTCACCTACAACAAGAAGTAATGGAACTACAAGTAGTACACATATTCACTCGGTTTCTGGTGCTATTGATACTGCCGATGACCAAACCGTAGGTGGTAGTAACTTTAGTGGTATTTATGCCTTACAAGTTAATAACGCAGATTTAAGAGGAACTTTTACTGCTGGCGATTTTATTTCAGGAAATGCCGTAGGTACTTTATTAGGGGTTATTTATCATACTTCTTATGATGGAACTAATACTAGTTTATACGTAGCGCGTGTTGGAACTAGCACCATTTCAGACACAAATAACTTATTTTGGGGAAGAGATATGGCTGCTGGTGCAACAACTGGTGCTGTTTTATCTACTGGAGCAATTAGAACTTTATCAGATAACTGGTTAGGATTAGTAGAAACTGCTACACCTGCAAATACTAGTGTTGAAGTATTACAACAAAATATGGCTATTGGTGGAACTAGAAACTTTACTCATCAATTAAAAGGAATGGAAACTGCCGAGGGAGCATCATTAGATATTAATGTAAATCATGGAACTTGGCTTCATTATGCTTTAGGTGCTACTGCTTTAACATTCCCAACCGTAGTAGGTGAATATATCACAGACCCATTCGATATAAAACATTCTATTACTACAACTGGTGCATTTGCTGCAAGCACTAATAGATTTACTTATGCTAGCGGGGCTAATTTTAGTAGTTTAGAAGTCGGAATGACTATTACTATTACTAATGCTGCGGATTCTGGTAACAATGCTACTGTAACTATTGACGCTATTTCTGCTGATACTGGGTATTTAACATTAAGTGCGGTAGATGCAGATGAATCAAGTGATGAAATAACAATAACGGTAGATAGTTACCCGACTACTGAACATAAAACATTAGTTGCTACTAATGGCTCTACCGCCGCAGTTGCAGGTAATTCTAATGGGCCGTTTTTCCATAGAGTATTAAAGGGTTCAAGTGCTATTTGTCCACCATTATTGCCGGGAACTGCTGCAAAACAAATTTCAGAACCTGCTGTTGGTACAGATGGATTATTAGATTATGGACTTACATATACATTTAGTGAACGTAATGATAGTACACTACCTTCTTTTGCTTTTGAGTTATTTGCAGAAAAGGGTTCAAATGTTGCTTCTATCCCACAAGTAGATAGGGGAACAACCGCTAGACAAGATAGCACTACATTTGATACAAAAGATACTGCTTATGCACAAATTCATCCCGGAGCAACAATGGAAAGTTTTAGTTTAACTGCGGCTGCTGATTCTATGGTTAAATCTAGTATGAGTTTTAATGTTAAAAGAACCTTTGAATGTCCTGTTGGTTATATTGGTCGTGCTTATGATGCTACACATAACGTTACATCGGGGGCTAATTTGCCTAGAGTTTTAAATAACTTTGGTCAAAATACCGGTCTTAGTACTGCTACTACACAAGAATTTATAACACCATATTTCTTTAGCGATGGTACAATTAGTTTATTCGGTAGTGAATTTATGAAAGTAAGTAATTTTAGTTTGAATGTTAGTAACGGTCTTATGGATAAAAGATACATTGGGCAATATAATAAACAAATTAAAAATGTAGTTACTGGACAAAGAACTTACACTATTGAAATGACCGCACTATTAAGTGATAGAAGACTATTCGCTGAACTAAGAAATGAAGATTCTTTCCGTAATGCTATGAGTCATTCTAATATTCAACTATTATTGAGTAAACCAACCGGTGAAAGAATTAAATTACAATTTGATGATTTCATGGTTTCTGTTGCTAATTTCCCCGGACCTGCTGAAGATAGAGGACCGTTAGAAGTTTCATTTACTATTATGCCTCTTCGTACCGGTACTGCAATAGATACAGTAACTGGTTGGGTATTACAAGGTTAATTATCCTTTAAATTAGGATAAGGTTTATTAGGAAAATAGTGTGTAGTGATATTAAGTGAGACATTATGAATCACAAGATAGCCACAGATAAAAGCAAACTACTAGCGAGTAAAGTTAGTAAAGTGCATTATGTTAGAATCGCTCACAATAGCGACGAGTACCTAAAAGTTTGGATTAAGGAACCTACATTCCTACAATTAGAACAAGCGCAGATGAAATTATTTGATTTCAATGCTGGTTCACAAGAAGTAAACCTAGATATGTCTGAAGTATACAGATATTTATGGGATGCTTTTGTGGAAAAAACAGAACCTGCTCTTAGTGCTATGGAAGTTTTAGGACTTAACCCTTACATCGGTAACCAGATAAAAGAGATTCTTCCGAATCCCTTTGGAATGATGGAGATTGATGAAGATTTAAAAGTGCCTATCGCCGAGCAATAAGAGAAGGAAAAATAAATAATCCACAAATTGCATCGAGGTTAGCCATGTATACTTTAGCGAAAGAATTAAATATTCCACCTCATGAGTTGGCTAATTACCCAATTTCTTTAGTGGGTGAGTTATTAACAATTCATAGTGAAATTAAATTACTTGAAGCAGAAGCGATGGAAGGTGCTCAAAAATCATCTTCATCAATTTCTAGTAAGGATGGTGTAAATTTTGGTTGATTTTTCAAGAAAAAGAACTGGAAAGGTTATGCCGATTACTCGACCCATTCCGGGTAATATGAATAGTAATCTATCAGAAACTAATGCCCTGTTAGCGAACATGGCGGAGCATCTAAAATATCTGGCGGACAATACTAAACAATTAGAAGATGGTACAAAGAAAGTTACTAAAGAAACTAAAAGTTTGGTTAGACAATTCGCAAACTTATCTAGAACAGATAAAGAAAATCCTCTAGGTAAAATTGGTGGTAGAGGATGGTTAGCAATTAGACAAATTAGTGCTAGACTTCTTCCGGGATTTTGGAGATTTCAAAGTGCTGTAACTGGGGTTATGAATACTATACAAACAATATATCTAATCGGTGATAAAATATCAGAAGGTGAAAGACTTGGAATAATTGAACACATGAGACGTTTTGAGACAAAACAGAAAGAGAAAGCACTCCTATTAGAAGAACTAGAAATTAGTAAAGAAATTTTTATGACTAATAAAGATACTGTCGAAAAATACTCGGAGCAACAAGAAAAAATAAAAGCGATTAAGGAAGAATTAGACCAATTGGAAGGTACTCCGTTATCTCATAGGGGCGAGGACCATGATGAACAAGTAAAAAAACTTACATATCAGATGAGAGGTCATCAGGGTGCTGCTGGAAAAATTAAAAAGAAACTCGGAGCAGCAGAAGAATCATTTCAAAACCTTGGCCCACTTCAGAAAAAAATGTATGTAGTTAATGATAAATTAAGTAAAGCATATCAAAAATATCACCCTACAAAAATAATGAAGGATGTTAAAATGGTAGGTAGATTTGCTAAAGTAGGTCTTGCTTTTATGGCTAAAGCATTAGCAGGAATTTTGGTACTATATATACTTGCTAAAAGGTTTAATTTAGTAGACTTGTTAAAGGGTTTTATATCCGGTTTAAAAATTTGGTGGAGTGAAATTAAAGAACCATTATTTAAAATATTTGGAGGTATTTGGGTTATGATTACTTCCTTATTTGATATATGGAATGAAGCCATTAAATTTTTAAGTGGTGAGCAAGGATTAATAGATACAATATCTAAGATAGGTGAGCATTTTGCTAAATACTTAAATGATGGAGTAATTCCCGTATTAACTGGGCTTGCAGAATTTATTGTTGCGTGGATTTGGGGTGGATTACAGGGAATATGGGAAATGTTTAAGACATGGTATGGAAGTTTTGTGGAAGAAGGAGAATCCGCTTTTGGTGCTATTAGACTTATGTTAATGGGTATTTTAACTATTGCTGCTGCTGTTGCGATGTTTGCTACATTTGGTTGGATTCCTGCATTAGCAGTTGCTATTGGTGGAGTAATAATGGCTGCTATTAATCCATTTTCTACTGGAGGAATAGTAAAAAATAGAGGCATACAATTAGTTGGAGAAAAAGGTCCGGAATTAGTATCTTTACCTGTTGGTTCTAGAGTATACAGTAATGCAGAATCTAAAAGAATGGGAGGTAATACAATTAATGTAACAGTTCAGGGTAGAGTTGGAGCCTCGGATGCTGAATTAAGAGAAATTGCACAAAAGATTGGTCAAATGATTAATATAGAAATTAATAGAACAACAAGTAGTAGAACGAGGGGAATATAATGGCTATAACACCAGCACTAGCACCTTTAACAGTAACAGTCGCAGATGCAAATAATCCATCAGGTAGTACTTTAGATTGCGGTAGTGGTTTAACTCATTTTGCAGATTTTGCTGTCTCTTCTAAAATAACTATTCAAGCACCTAGTACATCTACTAATAATAACACATCATTATATACTGTTGTTGGAACTAGGAGTAGTGGAAGATATTTAGACGTTTCAGAAGTATTAACAGCAGAATCAGTAGAAGGTGCAGTTGTTATATCAGATACTACGGCTCTTTATTCTGCTGATAGAATAGCCGATAATATATCAAGTGGTCTTAGTACGCCTCTTACATCTAATGTGTTTTTAGAATTTTCTGCTAGAAATAGAGGGGATATTGAAAATTCTCAAGGTCCGGCTACAAATAGAATTATGTTAAAGTGTGATAGTGTAGGAATTTCAGTATCAAAGTCAGTACCAGTTTTTTCTGTTCCCGGTTCTTCCTTTTTAACTGGAGAAACTAGTACTATTAGTATGGATTTGGCTTCTTCAAGTAAATCATTTAGTATTAGTGGGATTATTACTGAACAGTATATCTCTAAACAATATCCAGCATCTGCTGATATAATTGCCGTTGGTGACCCCGGATATAGTGGTATACCATTTAGTAGATTAATGACCGCTTTTGAGGTAGCACAATTAATACAAGCATCCGTAGATTCTTCACCTAGACAACCTCATCAACATTTAAACAGATTAGGATTTTTAATACCTAGTAGAGTAGGTTATAATTATGATTATCATAATACAGATAGTGAAACAAATGATATATCAGTACTACCATTAATACCTTATTCTTTTAAATCAAGAAAACATGATGCTCTTTCATCTGCTCAAATAGAGGGAGAAGATTATTTTACCCCTATAAGTAACGCGGCTCAAATTAGTCACCCAATAGTAATTAAAAGTTTTAATTGTAATTTTGCTCCGGGACAACCTTATGTGGGTTTTGATATGCAAGGTGAATTTATCTTTGATATTCTTGGAGCAGCAATTGATTTATTTAAGGGTGAGAGTTCTTCATGAATATTAAACCTTATGTTGGAAATCAATATGGTTTACAATTTCCTGTTTTTTCAGATGGTTATGTAGAAGTTAGTTATAGTGATAATATTTATTCTGATACAACTTCTGGACAAAACATTGGTATTTGGGAACACAAAGGTAGTTTTTCAGCAGAAGTTCTTTTTACTCCTTATGATATAAATGGTTATGGTTCTGATGTAGCAACCACAAATGGAGTAAATGTTAATAATCATATGGGAAATCAACTTAGCAAAAAAACTATGCCTAGTAGGTCAGCGTTAGTAACTGGAACAGCAACTGTTGATTTAGATTACATGTCGGTAGCAAATAGATTAAAACATCGAATGGCTTTAATATCTAGTACTAACTTTAATTTATATTTAATAAATACAACAAGTATAAATGTTAATCAACCTGCTGAATATAGATTAGAAGCACATTTAACTAAAGGTGGAGTAACTAATATAGTACAAAGTCAAACTATTATTACTCCTACCGATAAACATATATCTTATCATGATAACCCATTATATTATTTATATCAACAAAATCAAGCATTTCTTTTTGATACTGGTAAAACTATTGCAGCAACTCCTAGCGCAACAACTATTCACGTTGCGGCCCCAAGTGGAGCACATAAGTTTTATCCTAGACAAAAATTATATAGAGAAGATGGGGAATTATTAGGAGAAATTAAAACAGTAGCAGAAGTAGAAGCAGGACTTAGTGGTTCTAATCCTGATGCTGTTCTTATTACATTTGTTAATGATACAAATAGCGCAGGTAGTTATACTTTAGCAAATAGTAGAATATATATTGAAGTAGCAAAGGAAGCCACTTATATGAAATCTGCTATGCACGTAGGCTACACATTTAACGCAAATGCAAATATGCATGAATTATACTTTAACGGAACCAAAGTAGGGGAATCCTTACACCCTAATTCTAGTAGTTTTACCTTTGGTAATGCTAGTATTGTTTTAGGACAAAATAGAGGTTCAAGCACATATAGATATTCACAATTCTACGGAGAACTACATGAAGTTGCAGTTCAAGCAGGATTCAAAGGTTCGTTTTCAAGAACTAATACATTATTACCATTTTATAATAAAACATTATTATATGTTGATTTTGAGGAGGCTGACTCATGAGTTTACATGTATTAAATAAAGGTCAATCATTTCCTGTATCTGATTGGGCCACAGCCCCTAATTTAAAAGTTACAGGTAACTTTAGTGCGAGTGCTAATACCTTTACTAGAACTAGTGGAGATGCAATTAGTACTTTAGCAGTAGGTGCTAAAATAGAAATTACCAATGCTGTTGATTCCGGAAATAATGCTATTGTTACAATAGAAGGAAATACCGGTACAATGTTAACATTAAGTTCTGTAACTGCTGATGAGACTGGAGATGAAATAACTATTTCTATTATTTCAGGTGATGATACTTCTGTTAATCCCACTATTATTGAATTACCCGGTTCTGCTAAAACCGATAATGTAAGTTCTTACGAAATTCATAAAAGTAGACAAAATCATATTACAAATAACGGCGGCACAATTAGTGGTAGTATATCTGTTACTGGTGCGTTTTCTGCAAGTGCTAATACATTTGTAAGGGCGAGTGGCGACGCTATACAAACTACTACTTTTAATCCCTTTACGAAAGGTACTAAGATTACAATTACTGATGCTGTTGATGCTGCAAATAACACTACTTATATTTTAACTGCTGATGCTACAAGTACAACATTATATTTAGGTAGTGTAGCGTTAGATGAACCTTCTGACGCAATAACAATTACTTGGGATAAAACATATAATCAGGTAATTTCAAACGGTGGTTCTGGAACTTTTCTTAACAGAATATATCCTCCTGCACCTAATGCTGCTACCGTATATTTAGAAAATAAAAGTGCAACACCCGGATATAGAATACATTCTAGTTCTACTATATCTTTAGTAGACGGTTATGATTTATTTGTTTTAATATATGCAGATGATGGCGACCTACAACATTTAGCGAAAATTACTGAATTAGTAAAATATGATACTTTAGGGGATGGGTTTGAATTTGAACCTAGATTAAAAGAAGACATACCTAGGGGAACAAAATTTGAAATTTATAGAGGTCCAGCAACATCTAATACTAATGTTGTAGCAGTAGGTTATGGTCTTAGAGCAGGTGCTACTACCGCTAAACATAATCACTATGTTAATGTAAGCCGCAATACTTTTTATTTCTATAATGATAGAATAGACAATCCAATAAATAATGAACTTGACCATAATACCAAATATGAAGTAATTAAAAGTAGGTGGGATGGAACTAAGACTAGAACTACTAGTTCTTGTTTCTTAACTGGCCCGTCTAACTCAACTTCGACTAGTACAGTTAGTGGTAGATTATTAGATAAAAGTAAATTTAATTATAAAGTTCGTATTGTTGATAATTCTATACTTAGAGATAGAACAAGGGCTGGAACGTGGTATAATGATTTTTCAGGTTCCGCTTCTGGTTCTTATACATTTAATGATAGAGACTGGGACACTTGTTATAGAAATGGTTCTAGACAAGTATATACAGTTAATAGTAGTAATGCAGTTACTGCTACTGTATATAGTGGGCCTGATAATTACTTAAGACATGTAGAATCTCCAGAACTTACTAAAGCATTACTTAATGTTACTGATGCAGCAGTTTCTAAAAATATCACTTTGGTTGGTAATTATGCCGAAGTAAATATGCTAGACCCTGAAGGTATTATTGATGAGAAAATTAAATTAAATGATGATTTAAAAATTAGAGGGGACATAGAAGAACAAAAATTAAGTGCATTACATAACGTCGCTTTACCCGGAACTGTTTCTACTACTAGTAGTGCAAATGAATTATTATTTAGTGCTTTAACAACAAATCAAGATTTACTTAATTTATTGAGAAGTATAGATGGTACTACTAATGTATTTGATACAATTAGAATAGGTACTTATATTTATGTAATTGCGAGTATAGGTGCTAAAGGAGCAGGTGCTTTAGAAGAACACCAACAATTAGTTACTATTGATTGTAAAAAATTAGTTAGTGATACTTCTTTCTTTACTGGTGCAGCAGGTGGTGGTGCAGATACAACTAAGGACACTGGAATACATGAGACTTTATCTAGCGTAAAAGCATTTAGAAAGGCTTGGAGCCCTAATGTAAAAAATCTAATGGTGGGAATACCAATAGATACAACTACTGAATTAGAATCTAGTGGTGTTTTAGTTAATGAATCTACAATTAGTGCTGGTTCAGATAATGTAATTACAGTAGATACAATAGACGCTACTACTAAATTTAGTGTAAATGATTCAATATATGATAACGCAGGGGCTTGGGTTGGAATAATTACAGAAATTAGTCCTACTAGTATTACTATTAAAAATAACAATAAAACAGAATTAGCCAATGACGAGAATATTAAACGTAAAATATTAAAAAAGGCAGGTAGTAGTATTACTATTTCTGATACCGATATGGCTAAAGTAGAAGTAGAAGTATATGATGATTTAATTCAATCAGAAAGATATTCAATTAGATTGGCCGATAAAGATAATGGTTATGTAGAATTAAATAATTATAATGAAACATATTATCAATTAGATTCAGAATATAGATTAACTACGGCAGATAGTGATAAAGTATTTAATGTTATAGATACTTATAATAGGTCTGCTCAAATAGTTAATGTTATCTTCGACGGAACAGTTGAAGCATTAGATACTAAATTAGAGTTTGATATATTATCATACAAAATTTCTGGTAGAGATGACTTAGGTAAATTACTATCAAAGGTCAATAATAAAGAATATTTATTTTCACAAGATTATGTTTATTCTACTCAACCCCCAATAGGTACACCAGTTTATTCTAATTTAGTAATTACTTTAGAAGCATCGGCGAGTACAAATAAAACAAATCATATTATGAATAAAACTACTATTGATGTTCATGAACAAACAAACGGATTAATAACTAGAGGGGATTTAGTATTCTACAAAGACACCGGAAATTCAGCAAATAAATATATTTTCTTAGGAGTTGCACAGGCTACTAGAGAAGGTGATGGAGTGTTAACTCTTGCGACACAAACATCAGTAGATATTAATATTGCTGATGTTATGGATAACAGTGTAACTAATTTTGGTAGACAAGTAACTACTGATACATATAGTAGTGGTGGTAGAGAACATGTAAAACTATACAAAATTTCTGGTGTTATTTCTGGTGGTAAGAGTTTATCTTCTGACCTTCTCT